AGAAGGATGCACGCGGACCACTCGAGCGAAGTCGTCTTGCGTGAGCTTGGCGGCTTCACGTGCGCTTTGTAGCCGCTCCGCCAACGGCGGGGGCAAACGTCGGGCCATAAGCCGCTACGTGCCTTGGCCTAAGCAAAAATGCAAGACAAGGTGAAAACCTACCAGCGGATGACTCGGCGAAAATGACGTCTTGCCAAACTCGTCATATTTGCCTAGTTTGCCGTGCATGTCGTCGCCCGAGTCGTCGTCGTCGCCGCAGGTGTCGTTTGCTGATTGGCTGACCGAGCGGCGCGGCGCGGCGGGCTTGACGCAGCAAGCGCTGGCCGAAGTGATCACCGTGCACGCGTCCACGGTGTCGCGATGGGAGCGTGGCGAGGCCGAGCCGTCCGTGAGCGAGCTCCGCGGGCTGATCGTGGCGCTCAAGGCACGGGCTGACGATGCGCTGCAGCTACCCGACGCGCCCGCCGCTGCGGGCGGCGCGGCGTTTCAAATCATAGGAGGCGTCGAAAAGCATGCCGACACTGGGTCAGACGGAAACGCGGTCGTGTCAGGTGAAGCTAAGCGCGTCGGAGCGCGTCGAGCTCGGCCACGAAATGGGCAAGCACGAAGTGCAGATCGAGGGCCTCAAGGTCGAAAGGGCCGGCGTAAGCAAGCGCATCCGTAATCACGAAGTCGAGCGCAACAAGCTCGGGCACTGGCTCGACACCGGCGAGCGCGAGCAAGATGTCGAATGCTGGTGGCGGCGCGACGACACCGCGCGCGAGTGGTATTTGCAGCGCCCCGACACCGGCGAAACGGTCGAGACGCGGCCGTTCAGCCCGCGCGACATGGTGCACGAGCTGCCCTTCCACGACGGCCCGCGCGACGACGATCAGGGCGAGTACACGATCACGGCGGATGGCGAAGTGCTGACCGCGGTCGGGCGTGATTTCGTCGTCACCGTGATCGGTTCCGATCCTGCCGCGCCCGAGCAGGCGGGGAACCTCGAGGTTACGCCCGAGCAGCCCGCCGCACCGGTCGTGCAGCTGCTGTCGACGCCCCCTAGACGGCCCGCCACCGCTCCCAGCAAGCGCAAGCGCAGCAAGGCTAAGGCGACGGCGGCGACGTGACCGCGCCCGACGCGTCAGCTGCCGCCGTCTGCATGTTGCAGGCGGCGCTCGACTACGCGGAACAAGGCCTGCGCGTCTTTCCGGTATGGCATGTCGACGCGGATCGCTGCGTTTGTCCCGCCGGCGGCGAATGCCCAGATCCAGGCAAGCACCCGCACGTGTCGCGGTGGCAGGTGGCCGCGACCGATGACACTGACACGCTGCGCGAGTGGTGGGCTCAATGGCCCCGCGCCAACATCGGCTTGATCACGGGCGCCACGAACGGCTTCGTGGTCGCAGACTTCGATCCGCGCAACGGCGGCGATCAAACACTCGCGCAGCTCGAGGCGGCGAACGGCGGGACGTTTCAGACTGTCACGGCGCTGTCCGGCGGCGGTGGGGTGCACCTGTTTTTCGCCGTGGGGGCGGACAGTCGTTTACGTAACGGCCGCGGGATACGGCCCGGACTCGACCGTAGGGGTAACGGCGGCTACGTCGTGTCGGCGCCGTCCATGCACGCGAGCGGGCACCGTTACGTGTTCGCGGCGGGGCTTGGGCTTGGCGCTCCACTGCTGCCCGTGCCGGATTGGCTCGATGAACGCGCGATCGATCGCGGTGAGCCGGATGTCGTGCCCGTGGTGCTGCCGGTCGGACCGCGTGATCTCGCGCGCATCGATCGGTACGCGCGGCGCGCGCTCGATCTCGAGTCGAACGCCGTGCGCACTGCGCCCAAGGGCACGCGTAACGATCGACTGAATGAAGCCGCTTTCTGTCTTGGTCAGCTCGTAGGCAGTCGAGCGCTTGATCAAGGCCTCGTTGAAAGTGTGTTGTTCGGAGCGGCCAAAGCGGCGGGGCTTGGCGTTCGCGAGATTCAAAAGACGATCCGCAGCGGACTCGAGACGGGGATCAAACGTCCGCGCGCAGTGCCCGAGCGCACAGCGAATACACGCGCAGTGCCGGGGGCCAACATGGCGCATGACTCAGACCCACCTACGCCCGGCGCCGTGCTCGCAGCGCCCGCGCAGCAAGTCCCGGCGTATCGCTTGCTCGCCGATGGCATCGAGCACGAAATGCGGTCGCTTGGGCCGCGCGTCGCTACGGGCTTTCGCTCGCTCGACAAGTGGACGGGCGGCGGCATCCCATGCGGAACGCTGGTCGTGCTGCTCGCCCCGCCGAACGTCGGCAAGTCGTCGCTCGCAGCCTATCTCGCGCACGCAATGGAAGCTGATAGCGGCTGCGCTTGCGTCTACTTCGCGGCCGATGAGGCCGCGCGGGGCATCTATTTGCGCATCGGTCAAATGATGGGATTCGAGCGCGAAGACTTGGAAGCTGACGGCGATTTCGGCGCGGCGCGGCGTGCCGCGTATGCGGAACGCGCGCGCGATCCATCTCGGAAGCTCGCGATCATCAATCCCTATGTCGACGGTGCATCGACGGTCGAGGCGGCCCACGCCGCGCTGCTAGACTTCGCCGCGGACCGACCGCGGGTGATGTTCGTGGACAGCCTGCAGTCCGCGAGTTTCGACGTGGACGCGGGCGTCGATATCGTCAGGGAGCGCATCGACGCGCGGCTCAAGCAGTGCGTGGGTATCGCGCGCACGGGAACGAGTGTCGTGCTGATCAGCGAAATGCCGCGTGCTGCGTACGCCAATCGTACGGGCAGCGCCGATCGCGATCCCATCGCGGGCGGCAAAGAATCGGGCGGCATCGAGTTCCGCGCAGACTTGCAACTGACACTCAAGCCCGTGCAGGGGCAGCGGGGATTCGTCGATCTGAGTGTCGACAAAAACCGCATCACGCCGATCAAGCACGTGTCGCTGCGGCTGCGGCAAGACTTTTGTTCGGCTGCGTTTTCGGAAGTCATGCTGCCGCACGCGTCCACGCCCACCAAAGACGAACGCGACGCGGCGGCCGATGCGCAGCGGGACGCGCGGCAGTTCGCCAAGCTTGTCGACGCAGAGCGCAAGGTATTGGACGCGGTAAGAGCGGTCGCCGCGCTGCGCACGATGGGCGATGTCGTAGCGGCCACCAGTGCTCGCAAGCAGGACGTTCACCGCGCGATCCGGGCGCTCGAATTGCGCGGAGAGCTAACCAAAGCAGGCGGGGTCTACGCCGTCGCCGGGAGCGCCGCCCATGCGTGAAGTGATCGGGGTCGAAAAACCTGTAACCCCTCTAGAGGCGGTTCCCGCGATCACGCGAGTTCCGCCTCGGTTCCCGTCCAATTCGGCGTCACCAGTTAGGATGATTGGTTCCGGGTTCCCGCGGTTCCCGGTCGGTTCCCGGCGGTTCCCGCGGTCGGTTCCCGTTTTGCGTGCGATGCAAAGCGGCGTGGTTCCCGTGGTTCCCGCACCCCTTAAGGGGGCGGGACCATCGGGAACCGCGCTGCGAATCGCACTGCCGTTTGGTGTAAGCGGGCGAGCGGGAACCAAGGGTCCGCTAGCCATCGGGGACTATTCCGCGGCTGCCCGGCTTGGCAAGCGTGCTCATGGGCTCATGGGCTCATGGACAAGCGGTTCTGCAGCCATCCGCTGCGGGCGCGACTGTCACACCGGAGAGGATCTATATGCCTGATGCACCGGACTGCCGGCGCTGCAATCGCGCTGACACGCGTTACTACCGGCATACGTTCGACGGTGGTTTTCACGTCGGTTTATGGTGCTTGAGCTGCCACGCACACGCGCAGACCGGGCGCGCTTGGTACGCGAAAGGCGATTTCACCGCCGAGGAACTCAAGGCGCTGCCCGATCTGGCTCGGGTCGAGGGCACGGCAGATCCACGACAGACCCGCCTCTTTTAGTTATGCGAATGAACGATAAGCAACCAAGTCGAAGCAAGGCCCCTAGGCGCCGTCGTGCGGCTAGCGCCGTCGTCACACGTGGGTCAGGGCGGAAGCGCCGTCGCGAGCCGACACGCGCACAGCTCGTGCAGCGGCGGGGCTATGCGGCGCGACCGTGGCGCTGCGCCGTGCTCGCCGTGGACACCGCGGGGCGGTCTGGCTGGTCATTCCGCGTGGCAGGCGTTCAGTCTGCTTTCGGGGAAGTCGAAACCAAGGACGGTGAGTCCGTTGCCCACATTGTGCGGTGGGCGGAGCAAGAATCTCACAGCCTCGATTTGGTGCTCGTGCTCGAGGCCCCCTACGGCGGCGGACGCGAAATGCTGCTCGCGCTCGGGGCCGCGCGCGAGCGCTGGCTTGCCGCGTGGCGGCAGGTTGGCTTATCAGAAAAGCGCGTAGTGCCGATCATGCCGTCGCGCTGGCGGCGCTTCGTGCTTGGGCCTGCGTATGTGCGCATGCAGCGCGACGACATACGCGCTGCAGAGCAGGAGCTCGCCGCGCGGATCGTCGGTGAAAAGTGCGCGGCGGATGAGTCGGCGGCGATTTTGATCGGGCTGTGGGCTGAACGCGCGCCGGAAGTCGGCGAGGCTTTAGGCACAAATGCGCGGCAAATCGGGGCCGGCGACGACTCGAGCGGGGCCGCCCGTGCTGCCAATGACGTCGCTTGCACGGATGCCAGTGTGCAAGCCGACACGCTTGCAAGCGTGCCAGTGAGCACGGGTGCAAGCGTGCTCATGAGCAGCCCCGTACGGCAGCTCGAGGCCGTATATGCCAAGGCCGCCGCGGACAAGCGCGCGGAGTGGTCTCAGTGGTATACGCCGCCGTGGCTCGCTGCGGCCCTGTGGGAGTGGGCGTCGCGCGGCGATCGGCCCGTGCGCAGCGTGATCGAGCCGTCGTCGGGGGAAGGTGCGCTGATCTTGCCGATACTCGCGGATCCGCGCGGCTGCATGGCGATCACGTGCGTTGATATCGACCAAGACAACGTGCGCAAGCTCGCCAAAGTGTGCCGTGATCGGCAGGTGCCGGCGGGGCTCGTGATCACTGCGCATCACGGCGATTTTATGTGTGGCAAGTCGACCAATGCCGGGGCGCTATTCGACCTGTGCTTGATGAATCCACCCTATGAAAACGGGCAAGCGGAAGACTTCATTTTACACGCGCTCACGATGGCACGGCGCGTGTGCGGGATATTCAAAGCGTCGATCCTGCACGGTCAGGGTAGGTACGACACGCTATGGCAGCACGCGCAGACGACGCGCGAAGTACGGCTGAAAAAGCGGCCATCTTTTGGCAAGTCGAGCCGGGGTACGACGTCGCCGAAAAACGATTACGTCGCACTCGAGATCGTGCTGCGCACGGCTGACGCACCTAGCGAGCGCATGGTCGAGGTTGAGTCGTGGGGTTAGTGCTCGCGATCATCGGCGTGTCACCGCTGCGCGTGCAGCTCGTGCGCAAACGGATCGGCATGTGGCGTCACCACGCCGCAGACACGCTTAGCCGGTGGTTTTTCGGCGAGCCGATGCCGCGCACGGCTGCGGGCGGGCCGTGGCGGCTTGCGAACTGGTTCGACGGTGAGCACTGGATTGCGTACGTGTGGCGCGGCGATGAGTGGCACGGGGCAGGGTTTGGCGTCGATCGCGAGGCCGCGTGTGTACAGGCCTTGACCGAGGCGCGGCGCAACGTGCGTAAACGACGAGTCGGGCGGAAAAGCGGAGCGAATACATGATGAATTGCGCGGAAATCGTAACAGGTTTCGGGGTCGACCATGGTTGACGCCGCCGCCGAATGGGTCGACCCCGCCACGCTCAAGCCCTGGGCAAAAAACCCGCGGAAAAACGACGGCGAACCGGTGGTCAAAGTCGCCGAGTCGATCAAGCGCTTCGGCTTCGCATCGCCGATCGTCGCTCGCCTCGAGACGCGCGAGATCATCGCGGGGCACACCAGGTGGAAGGCCGCGCAGTCGCTCAAGCTCGACCGCGTGCCGGTGCGTTTCGTCGACTTGTCGGAGCGCGAAGCGCACCTTCTAGCGCTCGCCGATAACCGTCTAGGCGAGCTCGCCGAATGGGATACGCCCGAGCTGCACGACCTGCTGCGGTCTTACGACCTTGGCGATCAAATGCTCGCCGGTTGGGGCGACAAGGATCTGCGCGAGATGGAACGGCTCATCAGGTCGAATGGCGACCTAGCCGACGACGACGCGCCGGCACCGCCCGAGACTCCGATCACGCAGCCGGGCGATCTGTGGCTGCTCGGGCGGCATCGGCTCGTGTGCGGGGATGCGACGGATCCCAAGGTGGTGCAGCTCGCGCGGGCGAAGCTCGAGCCGTTTTTGATGGTGACGGATCCGCCGTATGGCGTGGCGTACGACGCGAAATGGCGCAAGGGCCCCGTGGGCAATGGGGATCCGTCCAGTCTAGGGAAGGTCGAAAACGACGATCGGGGATCTTGGCCTGCGGCTTACAAGCTGTTTACGGGTGTAGTCGCGTACGTGTGGCACGACGCTAAAAGCGTTGCGACCGTTGCGGGTGATCTACTCGCGGCGTCAATGCGGATTCGGTCTCAGATAATATGGAAGAAAAACGGGCTAATAGTGGGCCGTGGCCACTACCACTGGCAGCACGAGCCGTGCTTCTACGCCGTGCGTGAGGGCCACTCCGCGCGCTGGTCCGGCGACCGTACGCAGTCGACCGTATGGGATATCAGTAACCGCCCCACCGACCCCACCGACGAAACCACGCACAGCGCGCAAAAGCCGATCGAATGCATGGCCCGCCCGATCCGCAACCACGGCAAGGCCGGCGACGTCGTCTACGATCCTTTCTGCGGCTCGGGCACGACGCTGATCGCCGCCGAGCAGCTCGATCGCACATGCGTCGCGATCGAGATCTCGCCGGCGTACTGCGACGTAATCGTTGAGAGATGGCAGAAAGTCACGGGACACAAGGCGCAGCGACAAACGGCGACGCCATGACGACGACACCGGAAACGCTACACCGCTATTTTGCCGCACTTCTGCGGGCCGCAGGTCAGCAAGACGCTGTTGTGTGGCGCAGTCAAAACGCCGTCGTGTGGGCGCTGGACAAGCCGTGGTGTCGATCGCTGTGCTTTCACTGGTATTCTTACGAAAGCAAAACGATGCGGGCGCAGGTCGAGCGAAGCAGTCTGCGCTGGCCGCGGACGAACCAGCTAGCTTGCCCATACGCGGATGCGCATCAGTTCGAGTTCACCTTCCACGTGGACGAATCACCGATCGCGCTGCAGTGGCTGTGTGACCTGTGTCTGCGGCGCGACACGCCACTGCTCGAGGCGCACCACGTCGAGTGCCTCAAGCACATACGGGCCGGCTCGCACTATGAGTGGACTGACCGCGCGTGGACGGCCTGCGAAGCGGTCTACGTGGCCCGAGCTCGGGCGCGCGGTGAGGTGCGTGTTGCGCGGCCGAATCGACCGCGCGACCGGGTTTACAGGCACAAGCTGGGCGAAGGCTAGGGAGTCATGGCGACAAGCAAGCGCGGCCGCGGACAGCCGACCAAGCTGACCAAAGAAGTGCAGGAGCGGATCGTCAGTCAGATCCGCATCGGCGGCTATTTGCGCTACGCGGTCGAGGCCGGCGGCATCGGTTACACGACCTTCCAAAACTGGCTGCAGCGGGGCGAGAAGTACGAGGCCGGCGACGGGCCCGAGCGCGATCGGGTCTACTTCGATTTCGCGACCGCGGTGCGTCAAGCGCAAGCACAAGACGCGCTGCGCATGCAGTCGATCATCACGCGTGCAGCTGTCGGCGGCGACTGGAAAGCTGCTAGCTGGTCGCTCGAAAAGAAATACCCGCACGCGTACGGCCAGCAGCCGCAGGGCGGGGCGTCGATCACGATCCGCGGGGGTGGGGGCGGCGGCTCAAGCGGCGGCACTGATGACAGCGTAGCGCGTGTCGAGTTTTATCTGCCCGACAACGGCAGGCGTCCGGATGAGCCGGCGAAGGGCAACGGCACGTCATGACTTGGACGCGCACAACCAAGTTTGATCGCGAATGTGCGCTAGTGGCCGATCGGCACTACTCACGGCGCACGGTTGGCAGTCACCAGTTCATGCCGCCCGGGCAGACGGTCGTGCTCAAGACGTCCGGCGCGATTTGGGGCTGGTGGCGTCCGCACCCTGACGCAGGATTCGAGGCGCTCAACGGGCTGGACGGCTGGACGTGCACGATCTTCCGCAACGAAGCGTCGGGCATTCGGTCGTCGCAGCTCGTGCTCGACGCAGAGTCTGCGCTTGTCGACGCGGGCTACGGCTGCGGGTCGGATGGCATGTTGACGTACGTATGGGATGGGAAGATCAAGTCGAGTAATCCGGGCTACTGCTTTCAGTGCGCGGGATGGAAGCGCATCGATCGGAGCGCTGACGGTCGCAAGACACTGCTTTGGAAAAGCTTCGCGTTTGCAGGTCAACAGTTGATGAAAGGGCCACTGACATGGGCAGGCGTGACTACGTCGACAGCGACAGCGGGACAGCCGTGATCGACCGCGCGGAGTGCATCGCGGAAACCGGGATCGCGATGCTGGTGCGCTTCGCTCCGCCTAACAGGGCGATCCGCACGGTGTGGATACCTAAGGCGGTTGTGCACGACGATTCAGAGGTGTTTGATTCGCGGGAAAACGCGCGCGGCAAGCTGGTGTTGCAGGCTTGGTGGGCTGATCAAGAGGGGATCACGACGTGAGATTTTGGCAGGGCCGCGCGTGGCGAGGCCGGGCCAGGCGGGGCAAGGCATGGTGGGGCGGGGCAAGGCATGGGTCTGTTGGTCGATCGGACACTGAAACTAGTCGACCAGTTTTCCACGGCTTGGCGAGGCGAGGCTGGGCATGGCCTCGGCCGGGCGGGGCGAGGCGCGGCGGGGCGAGGCAACGCATGGGTCCGTTAGTCGACATGACACTGAAACTAGTCGACTGTTTGTTTTTTTTGGCCCGGTCAGGCTAGGCGCGGCAAGCCATGTCCAGGCATGGCGGGGCGCGGCAGGACGCGGCCGGGCTAGGCAACACATGGGTCCGTTAGTCGACATGACACTGAAACTAGTCGACTGTTTTTCTGCGATGAGCAGAGCAAAGCAACGTGCATTGGTGCACACCGCGAAACGCTCTCAGATATCGCGAGTAACAAAGGACACGGTTACAGATGGCCGATCTAGAGATATTCAAGGCGAGGTTACACGGCAAGGCACCGATCATGCTGCATAACGGGCAGCTAGCGAATCCGCGATCCGAGGCGGCGAAGGCGTTGTCTGCGGTGTCGAAAGGTCGAGCGAAAGATCACGACAAGCTAGCCCGCGCTGAGTTCATGGGTTCGCTATACTTGGACGCTAACGTCGAGCCGTGCATACCGGTCGACAATGTCTTGTCGACGATCTGCGAAGGTGCAGCGGCCTTCAAGAAACGAAAGCAAGCGCGAGCCGGGATCTACGACCTGCCCGAACACCCGACGTTTCCGCTGCTCTACAAGGGGCCGCGCGATCCGGTCAAGCTCTACGAGTCGGACGCGCACGTAGACACGCGCGGCGTGCGCGTGCAGCAGTCTCGCATCATGCGAACGCGGCCGATCTTCCGAGGTTGGCAGCTCGTGATGATCGTCGAATACGATCCCGAGCTGATGCCACTCGACGACCTGCGGCTTGCTCTCGCACGCGCAGGCAAGGCGATCGGCCTCGGTGACTATAGGCCGCGCTATGGGCGTTTTTCGTATGAGGAGCTGCGATCATGATCACTTCATACAAGGCCGAACTGTGGCCGCTCCAATATGACGCGCTGCGCAAGGGCGACGTGATCCCGGCTGAGGCGATCGAGCGCTACGCGTCAGCGGCGTTTGCAAAGCGCGTTGTGCGTGGCACTGATGACTTTGGGCTGGCTTGCATGCAGCTGGTAGGGCTGATCCTCGATCATCGTGCCGAACTGCGCGCGCGCCGTGACGGGCACGATATCCGCATTTTGACCGATGTCGAGTATGCCGCTGACACGCAGCGCCGCTTGCGCGCAGGCGTCAAGAAAGTGTTGCGGACGGCAACGCTTCCGTCACCCGAGCTGCGGGCGTTGTCGCAGTCGCAGCGCGACGAATGGGATCGCTCGCAAGCACGATCGATGCGTCACGCAGAATCGGCAGCCGCTCGCGAGCAAGACTTGCGACGCGAGCAGCGGATCCTAACAGCTGGTGCAAAGCGGGGCCTCACGCCGTGACCGCGCTCGCCCCCGTCACCCGCATCGGCCCGCAACCAGGATCGCAAGAGCGATTCTTGGCGTCGTCGGCTGACATCGTGTTCTACGGGGGCGAAGCGGGCAGCTCGAAAACCGCGGGCCTCGTGCTCGAGGGCCTACGGTGCCACGACGTGGCCCGCAGCGGCGGGATCATCTTCCGCCGCACGTCGCCGCAGCTCATAGGCCCCGGCTCGCTGTGGGAGCTTGTGAAAGAGTGGTATCCGCGGCTCGGCGCGCGCTGCACCGAGTCGCCCATGTACTTGGCGACCTTCCCGAGCGGCGCGACGGTGCAGCTGGGTCACCTGCAATACGAGACGTCAAAAACCGCTCACCAGGGCAAGGGCTACAGCTTTATCGGCTTCGACGAACTCACGCACTTCACCGAGGGTCAGTTCTGGTACCTGTATTCACGTTGTCGTTCGACGTCAGGCGTCAAGTCTTACATACGCGCTACGATGAATCCCGACCCAGATTCGTGGGTCAAGACGATGATCAAGTGGTGGCTCGACCGCAAAGGCGAGTACGCGCGGCCCGAGCGCTCGGGCGTGATCCGCTACTTCTACCGCATCGGCGACACGCTGCATTGGGCCAAGACGCCGGACGAACTGATCGAGCAGTTCCCCGATCAAGGCGTCGCTCCAACGTCGTTCACGTTCATCTTGGGCCGACTGTCAGACAACAAGATCTTGCTGCAGATCGATCCCGGCTACCGCGCGCGGCTGATGTCGCTCCCAATGGTCGAGCGCGAGCGGCTGCTAGGGAAAGGGCAGGGGGGCAACTGGGCCATCAGGCCTGCGGCGGGCCTGTACTTCCGGCGTGCGTGGTTTCGCACGATCGCGGCGCCGCCTACAGACTTCGTGCAGGTCGTGCGGGCGTGGGATAAAGCGGCGACGCAGCCGAGCGTCGACAATCCCGATCCGGCGTGGACGCGAGGCGTCAAAATGGGGATCACGCGCAGCGGGCGCATCGTGATCTTGCACCTCGAGTCGCTGCGCGGCAGCCCCGCTGCGGTGTTGCAAGCGATGCTGAACACCGCCGCGCAGGATGGGATCGGGGTGAAGGTCTGCATATGGCAAGACCCCGCGCAGGCCGGCAAGGTTGACGTGGCGCTGACCAAGTCGTTTTTGAGCGGCTATTGGGTCGAGTCCGAAGTCGCGCGCGAAGACAAGCTCGTGTACGCGGGGCCGTTCAGCACGCAGGTCGAGGCGGGCAACGTGGACATACTGCAGGGGCCGTGGAACGAGACGCTGCTATCCGAGCTCGAGGGCTTTCCGGACGGCAAGCACAAAGACATCACCGACGCGTGCTCGCGTGCGTTCATGGCGATCAGTAAGGCGGGCGTGCGGGTTTACCAGGATGCGATGGCACTGCTGGCGAAGGAAATGCACACATGACAGACATCAAGGATCTAATGCCGTGGCCGTCGCCCGGCGACGAGCGCGACCTTGCCCGCGACCTACCTCCGCGACAGACGATCGAAGAGTTCGCCCCACTGGTTGAGGCCCTCGAGCCACTGCCCGACGACGAGCGCGCCCGCGTGCTGCTGTATTGCCTGCTCAAGTACGTCCCCGGCGAGTTCTGCAACGTTGATTTGTACGGGCTTATGGAGCGAGCGCGCGGCAAGCCGAACGGGCGCAAGAGTCTGCTCGAGGCCGCCCGAGCCGTGTCGACCGACGTCTGCGGCGATGGCCCCAACTGCCCAGATCCCCAAGTGCACGACGTCGAGGCCGCGCTTCAAAACGCCGTCAACGCGCAGGGCTGGATTATCGAAGACAAGGTGATCCGGCTGCTCGCGGACGTGGCCAGTCACGAGCTAGGGGCACGCATCAGCCGCTGACACCAGCGTGCACACGTGCAAGCGTGCCAGTGTGCAAACGGAACCATGAGCAAAGGACACCGCATGTCAGAAGAAAAAGAGCTGCAGACGATCACGGCCGCCGATGTCGGTGCGCTGCCCCCCGCCCCGCCGCCGCAAGCACTCGAGCCGATCCTGCAGTATTTCAGTTACGGCCACCTGCCGCCCACGCTGGCCACCGTGAGCGCGCAATTCGCGGTGCTTGCCGAGTTCATTGTCGATCACCTGCCGCGCTGCGCAGAGCGCACGGTCGCGCTCCGCAAGCTGCTCGAGGGGAAAGACGCAGCGGTACGGGCCGCACTCGGGAAGTGACCACGGGGGCACGCGTAGCGGCTCGCGTGGCGCTCATGATACCGTGTGCCCATGGGCAAGCTTGCAAGTGAGGCCATGAGCACATGAGCGGCGACGGCGCGACGGTCGAGCGGCTAGACGGCTGGATGAACGTGGTCACGGGCCTCGGGACGGCCCGCGATAAGCTGACCTATGCGAAGGTGTCGCCCGGCGAAAAGCTCGGTGATGGGTCGCTCGAAACGCTTTTCAATGAGGATGACACCGCGCGGCGTATCGTGTCGAAGCTGCCCCGCGAAGCGATGCGGCGCGGCTTTGAAGTCGAACTCGAGGCCGACGACGGCGACGACAGCGGGGCCGATGTCGAGCGCGAGCTGCAGGACGCGCTACGCAAGCTAGGGGCCGACGCTGCGCTACGTGATGGCTGGACATGGGCGCGGCTATACGGCGGCGGCTCGGGCCTATTCGTTGGCGCCGACGACGGTCGCGAGCCACACGAGCCGCTGAACGAGTCTGCGATCCGCTCGATACGTTTCGTCAACGTGATCAAGCGGCCGCAGCTGGTGGTCAAGTCGCGGAAGGTCGACGTCACACAGCCCGACTACGGCAAGCCCGAGCTCGTGACGATCTATCAGACTGGCATGATCAGCGGCGTGCAGCGGCTGGGCGTGAGCGTCGATGTGCACATAAGCCGCTTGATCTTGTTCGACGGCGTGCTCACCGCTCGCACCACGCAGCCCAGCACGAACGAATGGGATGATTCGGTATTGCAGTCGGTGTATTCGGCGCTGCAGCAGTCCGCTACGGGCTGGCAGTCGACCGCGCACCTGATGACAGATGCCGCGCAAGGCGTGCTCAAGATTCAGAACCTGATCGACTTGATCGCCGCAGGCCGATCCGAAGTGCTGACGGCACGCATGCAGGCCATGGACATTGCGCGCTCGGTTGCGCGCGCAATCGTCGTGGACGCTGAGAAAGAATCTTTCGAGCGGATCGCTACGTCATTCGCGGGGCTGCCCGAAGTGTTGGACAAGCTCATGACGCGTGTCGCATCGGCGGCTGAAATGCCGGTCACGCTGCTTTATGGCAGGTCGCCGGCAGGCATGAACGCGACCGGCGAAAGCGATATACGCGGCTGGTACGACACCGTAGCGGACGCGCAGACAGACATCCTCGAGCCGCGGCTGATGCGGCTGCTTACGCTGATGTTTCTCGCCAAAGACGGCCCGACGCGCGGCGTAGTGCCCAAGCGCTGGTGCATCGAGTTCAAGCCGCTATGGCAGCCCACGGATAAGGAACTCGCAGACACGCGCAAGGTCAAAGCAGACACCTATGTAGCGCTGGTCGGGGCGCAGATCGTCACCGAGTCGGAAGCGGCGATCGGCCTAGCGCCCGACTTCCCCGTGATCGACGTCGAGCAGCGCCGGCAGCTGCAGGAGGATCAAGCGGATGTCCACGCCGAGGCGCTGCTGAACCCGCCGCGGCCGCCCGATCCGAACGCAGATCCGGAAGCCGATCCCACGGAACCAGCCCCCGGTTGACGCGCTTGCACGGCGGCACCCGTGCTCATGAGCACGGGCACACATGTGCACATGAGCACGGATGCACGGCGGCACATTGACTGCCGTGCATGTGGGGGCGTATCACGGGCGTCATGGCCATTACCCGCCGCCACGATGCACAGTTCGCCGCCCGGCTCGCCGCGCTGATCGCCGATCGCTACGACGCGCAAGCCCGCGTGCCGGCAGGGCAGCACGGCGGCGGTCAGTTCGCCTCGAGCAGCGGCGGCGGTGGGGGGCCGAGCAAGGCTAAAGAGCGGCGGGCTGCGGCCAAGTCGTTTACGAACGCCGCAGTCGAGCGGGCGATCAAGTCGGGCGCGACGCATAAGCAGGTCAAGGCGATCCGCGAGATCGAGCACCGCGCACACTTGAAGGTGCAGCGCGCATCGGCCCGGCTCGCGCAGGGCACACAGCAGACGCTGTTTACCAAGGCGCCCAAGCAAGCCGGCAGCTATCGGCTAAGCAAGGCCGTGGGCGGCGGCACGGCGGTCGGCATCGCGAACAAGGCGCTGGTGCACGCCGCCGCGCAGAAAGGCCTTGCCGAGCACGCCGCGCGTGTGGCTGCTCGGAAGTCGACGCCGCCACCAGCTGCAGCGCCGCATGCGGCATCGGCTGCGGCGGCATCGTTGCAGACGCCGGCACGCTTGACGCCGGACATCACGGTCAAGGGCCGCATGCCAACCAAAGGGGAATACGCGCAGCATCTAGAAATTCTAAAGAATGCTGCGGCGGGTCGGGCATCAAAGCACCTCGAGCGCGACATGAGCAACGATGAACACGCGGCTTGGGGGGCGCTGCATCAACATGGGCTGATGCACCAGAACGCAGCCGGCGAGCACCGGCTTACGGCCAAGGGGCAGGAATACTTGTCGCAGCGGACGGCTGCACCTGCGGCGGCATCGTTGCGGCCGGCCGGCAAGACTGCGGAGCACAGCGCCGCCGAGCAGCGGCTCACCAAGGCGAAAGGTGATTTAGAGAAAATGAACACGACCGGCTACGGGGCTGCCAATCGGCGTTATGTGGAGTCAGACGTTGCACGGCTGACGACCGAAGTGCAGGGCCACGAACGCGCCGCCGCTAGCGGCACGGCATACCGACCGCATGAGCCGGCGATGGTTGGTTTTGGTCCGATAGCGACGCCGCCGACAGCTGCAGCGCAGCCCAAGCCGGCACCGACTAAACCGGAAAGGCCGCTCGGTGGGGTCAGCAACTACGATCTGGAAGCCGCCCAGAACCAGCACATCAGCACCTTGACGCAAATGAGTCATGACATCAGCATGCGTGCACGTCGCGCAGGGGTGAGTGCTGCGGATTTCGAGCGTGACGTCGCGGATCCGAGTCACCCGCAGCATGAATTGCATAAGCGGTTTCAGTCGGCGAAACAAAACGTGCGATCGCATGTCGAGGAAACCGAGCACCGCAGGGAAACGCGCCAGCGGGAAACGGAAGCGACGGCGGCCCGTGAAGGTTCCGCCCGTGCCGCAGGTATGACCGAGCGTAAGTATGCGCGCCCAGTGGAGCGCCCCTTGACCAAGGGTGAGCGCGACACGAACAAGCAGATCGATCAGCATGATCGGGAAGTCGAGCGCCTAACGTCGTCGATGGATAAGCACAAAGATCCCGCTCGGCGGCGCGAGGTAAACGCCCAGATTGATCGGGTACATCGCGAGCGTGAAAGGCTAGAACTAACATTGGCACCCGGCGTGCGGAATGCGCACGAGACGAATCAGGCAGTCGCGCATCGGGCGAAGCTGGCAAAGGCTGCAGAGCGCCGGGCTAAAAAGGCGTGACGCCCGGCACGATCGCAATCATCGGCGCCCCCCGCGCCGGCAAGACCACGCTTGCCAATGAGCTAGCGTGCACGCTTGCACTGCCGGTCGTGCACGCCGACGACATGATCGCGCTTGGATGGTCGAACGTCAGCGACACGCTAGCCCGGCTCATGATCCAAGATCCGACACCCGCGATCTACGAAGGTGTCGCCGTGGTGCGTGCGCTCCGCAAGCTGCTACTGATGCTGACGGCGGCGGATAGTCCGATGATGCCGCTGCAGCGGTGCATCGTGCTCGACCGTCCGCGCCTCGTGCTCACGCCGGGGCAGGACCGCATGCGCCGCGGCTGTGAAACGGTGCTCGCCGGCATCGCGCCCGAGCTCGCACGCCGTGGCGTGACCATGGAGCGGCACCCGTGGACGCTCTAATCAGCGCGCTACGCACGCAAGCCGCAGCTCGAGGTGCGCGGTACGCGCGCGACGTCGCGCGACGCAAGTCACCGAGGCCGCGCTACCCGCACAAGGAAGTGCTGATCTATCACCGCCGGATCCGCTATCTCGTGCATCAAGCGCAGTACGTGATCGAGCGTGACCTGCTGCCGCAGCTGCCGACACTGCTCGATGAGCAGTCGCAGGTGTCAGCCGTCGTCATCCGTCGCGACTCGGCGGACGATATCGACCGCGCGATCGCAAAGACGGCAGCGGCGACCGTGCAGACAGTGCCCGATCGCGAGATCGAAGCGGCGGCGACGCAAACGGCCTTGCGTGTGTCGGAGTGGCACGCCGACGAGTTCGGCAAGCAGATCGAAAAAGTCGCGCGCATCAACCTTCACGACAATACGACCGGTCTAGCGGGTGCGATCGACTTGTTCGTCTCGGATAACGTGGCGCTGATCAAGTCGATCAACGCGCAGCAGCTCGAGGCCGTGAAAGGCGTGATCCTGCGCGGCGCGCGCGCGGGCAAGTCGCACCTCGAGGTGCGGGACGAAATCGTCGCGCAGTTCGGCAAATCGAACAAGCGCGCGGCGCTAATCACCACGGATCAGATCGGCAAATTGAACGGGCAGCTAACGCAGCTGCGACAAACCAATATCGGGATCCGTCGCTACCGATGGTCGACGGCACAGGATGAGCGTGTGAGGCCTGCGGAAGGTGCCAACAAAGAAAGGCTCGGGCACCGCAAGCTGAACGGCACGATTCAGGAGTGGACGAAACCTCCGCTGACCGATGAACGCACCGGCGAGCGTGCGCATCCGGGCTATCCGATCCGCTGCCGGTGCGTGGCGATCCCGATCGTCGACGATCTGCTAGTCGAGGCCGGCTTGCTCGCGCCCGAAGACGTCGAGCTGCAGCAGCCCACACCGGGGCGTGTCGTCACCGTGCCGGGCGCACCGCCGCCCGCGAACACGCAACGCCCGCCGCCGGCACCGCTGCCGCCCACGCCGCCGCCGCCGGCACCGCCGCCGGTCACACGGCCCCGATCGCCTACAGCCCCGCCCATATCCGGGGTGCTGCCCACGCCGAGCGTGTCAGATCGCGAGCTCGAGGCCGCAGCGTTCGCCCGGCTGCAGCAGCAGGCGTCCGAAGCGCTGCAGCGCAAAGCGGCCGCCGAAGTCACCCGCAAGCGGGCCGAGAAAGCGCTAGCCGCCGCGCTGGCCAGCTCGGAACGTGCCGCCGCAGCCACGGCGCAAGCGGAGCTCGAGGCCGCGCAAGTCGCAGAAACGGCAGCTGCCGGGGCGTACGCACGAGCCGTGCAGGAGGCCGCGGCCCCGATCGTGCGGGTGCCGCCTGCGGTGGGGGCTGCGCCGCCCGCGCCCATGCGTAAACCCAAGGGCACGCCAGCACCAGGCCGCAAGCGCCCGCCCGTGCCGCTCGAGCCGCCCCGCAAGCCGGCGATGGCCAAGCCGCGCAAGGGTGTTGGCCCGCGCATACCGGCTGCCGACCGCGCGCTACTCGCGCCGATCGAGGCCGGCTTGGCGGACGCGCAGCTGTCGTATTTGCGTGAAGGCATGCGCGACTTGACCGCCATCAGCAGCGCATACGCCGGGGCTACGGCGGCGGAAGTCGATCTGATCGCCACTGGGCAAAGTCGGACGAAAACGGGGCAGGCCTTCGAGCCGATCCGTATATCAGCCGAGCCTGGTTACCTAGAGCTCACAGACGGTCGGCACCGCATGGCAGCGGCTCGGGCAGCCGGGGCGACGCGGATCCTTGCTCGAATCAAGACGCCGGGCGGGGCCGAATACCTGCGGGTGATTCCGATTCCGCGCTAGCACGTTTGCACATTTGCTCATGAGCACATGAGCAAGCGTGCACGCCAGTACGCCGATACGTGAGCACCCGTGCAAGCGTATCAATGGGCAAGCGTGCCAATGTGCTCTTGACGGCTGGCATGACCCGTGCGTATCAACGTTCGTGCAGCCCGAGATCGTCAGCCGCTACGACGTCGCCGTACTTGGCAACGCTGAGAAGACGTCGCAGGGTTTTTTGCGCATGCCGGCGCACCTCACGCGGGCAGGGATCCTCGAGTACCGGCGAGCGGACGGCACCACGATCCGCGAGCTGCGCCCGGCGGCGGAAGTGTTCGCGCCGCAGTCGCTCGCGACGCTGCGCGCTGCGCCGCTGACCGATCTGCACCCGACCGAAATGATCAGCCCGGCGAACGTCCGCAAGCTGTCGATCGGCATCGTGTCCGAAGATGTCCGCGCGGACGGCGAGCTAGTCGCGGCGGCCGTGACCGTGCAGGAGGCCGACGCGATCGCTGCGGTCGAACGTGGCGAGCGGCGCGAGATCTCCTGCGGCTACCGCTGCCGGATCGACGCGACGCCCGGCACCTTCCGCGGCCAAAAGTACGACCAAGTACAGCGCGACATTGTCTACAACCATGTCGCGCTTGGGCCGCGCAATTGGGGGCGTGCAGGCCGTGACATCGCGCTGCGCATAGACGCGGCTGAGGGTGAAGCGCAGCCCGATGCGACCGTATTCAGGCTGGACGCAGCCGACGCCTTGAGTATTTCGACGCCGCTTACGGCGGCAGGAAAGCAACGTGCACGCATGGATATGACGACGATCGACCTAGACGGCGCGCACGTTGAGGTGCCGCGCGAAGTAGCTCCGAAGATCTTGCAGGCCTTGTCGGTGCGTACGGACGCACTGGGCGAAGTCGTGATCGAGCGCGACGAACGCGACGAAAAGATCAAGACGCTGGAAGATCGCATCGATCAGCTCGAGGCCGCGCTGCGCGAGGCCCCCGCCAAGATCGAGGCCGCCGCACGCGAGCGGTCGGCCGTGATCGAGCGCGTCAAGCCGGTATTAGGCGATGACGCAACGCGCATGGACGGCATGAGCGTGCGCGACATGCAGGTCGCTTTCATCGCCAAGATCAATCCGGCCTTCGTAGCGAAGGATCGCACCGACGATCAGATTTCTACCGCATTCGACGCGCTAGCGAGCGTCGAGCCACGCGCGGACGGTCCGGGCAGCATCGGTGCCGCGCGTGCGACGATCGCCCCGGTGCGGCAGCCCGTGACGCGCACCGATTCCAAGTGGGTGCCTGAGTGGCGCAAGCCGCTGTCCTACAGCGCACCGGATTTCAAGCCGTAGGGCCTCGAGCACACCGAAAGGGATTACGACCGACATGCAAACGTCATACACGAATCTAGCGCCCGATGGCCTGCTCGGTCTCATGACCGAGGATTTCACGCGGTACGTCGACACGACCGTGCCCGGCGTGTCGGTCAAGATCGGCAAAATGCTCTGCGTCGACAAGACGGCAGGCAAGCCGCGCGGTGCTGCGAAGCTGCCGGCTGCAGCCACCGACGTCACCAACAAGACGAACCTGTATGGCGTGGTGCCGTGGGATCAATCGCGGGAAGGTGGCGTCGACTGGCCCGCGCTGCGGCCCACGCCCGTGCTGCGCCGCGGTCGCATTTGGGTGCTCGCAGAAAGCAACGTGCTGCGCTTTACGCCGGCCTTCGTGCGGTATGCGGCAGGTGCGGGCGGCACTGAGATCGGCTCGTTCCGGGCTGACGTCGACACTGCGTCAGCCGCGCAATGTGACTGGGCGATGTTCATCACGGACGCAACGGCGGGCAGCTTGGCGCTGCTCGAGGTGTCGATCTTCTAAGGGTGACTGCAGGGGCGGCAACGCTCGAAAGGACTGAGAAGCGGAACCATGCTCTATTTGCAACCACCTCCCATGCCTGCGATCCGCCGCGATCATCTCGCGGCCGAGCTCGGCAAGCTGTCGAACGATCGGCTAGATGCGCAGGCGATCGATCGCGTGCTCGCGCACCTGATTCTGCACCGCGCGAGCGTTTACGGTGAAGATCGCCTCGACGCGAACGAAACCACGGTGCTCACGCAGCAGCTCGAATACATGCGAGCTCGCACCGCGGATATTGAACGCCCGCCTTTCAAGGCGCGGCAGTTCGTGCCGATCACGTCCGAAGTCGATCCCGGCGCTGAGACGTGGGCCTATTCGCAATGGGATCGCACCGGCATGGCCAAGATCGTCGCGAACTACGCAGACGACATCCCGAAGGTAGCGACGTTCGCGAAGAAATTCGTAAACACGGTCGAGACGATCGGCCTCGGCTATGGCTGGTCGTGGCTCGACCTGCAGCGCACGGCTCGAGCGGGCGTGCCGCTGCAAACACGACTCGCGCAGGCGGTGCGTGATGGTTTCGAGCAAAAGATCGAAGTGATCGGCGCGATCGGCATCACCGAAACCGGTGCGACGGGCCTGTTGAATAACGTCAACGTGCCGCAGATCTCCGCTGCGCCACCTGCAACGGGCAGCTCTACAGCATGGGGCGGCGGCGACAAGCTCGCGCAGGAAGTTCTAAACGACCTGCACGCGATGGAAGACGCGGTGATCAACAATACCAAGGGCACGCGCTTCCCGGATACATTGCTGCTGCCGCTTGCCAAGTATCGCTATATCGAGAAAACGCCGGTCAGCACCGCGGGCGGAGCGTCGCCGCGCGACACGATTCTGCGCGTGTTCACGGAGAAATCGCGGACCGTGAAATCTGTCGACTGGTGGCAGTTCCTCGACACGATCAACACGGGCGCGACACCGCGCGCGATCATGTACTCGCGCAGCCCGATCGTCGTGCACCTCGAGCTGCCACTCGAGCAGCAAGAGCTACCGCCGCAGGCCAAAAACTTGATCCTTGAGATCAATTCCGTTGGCCGCATTGGTGGCGTCGCGTGGGAATACCCATTGGCCGGCGTCTACATGAACGGAATCTGACATGCCGCGCGTAGTCACATTGGCGCTGCAAAACGCGTCCACGCACGTGATGAATATTCACCTCGGTACGACCCGCGTGATTTCGATCCCGCCGCCGCCACCTGCGCCGCGATCGGGGCTGCCGTTTACGCTGATCGGGCTGAATCAGACCGAGTCAGTGACATGGGCAGCCGCGGTCAAGTCGCCGCAGGTCGCGCAGTGGACGGGCGACGGGCTGCTGATCATCACCGACATACCTCAAGCGCCGGAAGACGGCAGACGCGAGATTATCTAATGCGGATCTTACTGCCGGGCGAACTGCCACGCGCGGACGAAACGACGACGGTATTTCAAAACACGGCGCCACACGTCAAACACATTGGGATCGGCGAAGGTGCGTTCGCCACGGTGCCGCCGACAGTCGGTATGGCCACGGTGACGATCGCGTGCACGGCGACCGAGCAAGTGGGCCTCGACAAGGCGCTGACCACTGACACGTGCCTCGAGTGGGTCGCACAGGGCGAGCTCGTGGTGGTGCCGCCCGTGCCGCCGCCGCCCGAAGGTGGCGAAGGTGGCGAAGGTGAAACCGGCGGCGAAGGTGGCGTGACCGCGCGGGCAGGTAGACGCGGGTCGCAGCAACCTGCCGACGAC